ACAACAAATGCGATACATGAAATTTAGCGGCCGAGCCACACGTTGCGATAAAGTTCATTCCCGCCCCAGCGGTGCGATTTCTTTTCCGGCTTTTCGGCCACAAGTTTTTCCCCGTAGGGGCCCAGCTTGAGTGCGAAGTGGATGACCCTTCATACGGGTCCGTTGTTGTTGTTTGCCTTCGTTGCGGGCATCTTCATACCTATCACTACGCCCCCAAGCCCGAGCCGGAGCCCGAGTATCAGCCCGAACCCGGCGACGTCCAGGTAGATGAAGCGGCCGAGCCGGACCACTTTACAGCGGCAGAACGGGCTTATTGGCGGGACAAAAAGCCCGCGAAGAAACGCGGCCGGCCGAGGAAGGCACGTAATGAACGAAATTGATTGGTACGAAACAATCCGGCGGTTTCTCATCGTATGGCGCTTTCGGTTTGTCGGCGGCTTTGTCGAGATAGTCGACGGCTTTCTTACCGTATGCACCATCGGGATTTACGGCGGCTCCTGGGCCCGCGACTATTGGGAATACGTCGAGGCCTACTACCGGCTCAACTTCCCCGATATGTATGACCTGGCCCTTAAAGACCTTGAGGATAGAAAAAGGAGATTGGATAAATGAAAAGATTTTCCCTTGCATTGCTCATCTTGCTTATTGCCGTCCCGGCCTGGGGCTCCCCCTTCCTTATCAGCGACCCGGACACGTCCGCCAATCAGCCGGCGTATTACAAGGTATCTATCGACGCCGGCCAGGCTGTCACGTCGCCGGTCGAGCCCGTAGCTATGGGCGTCCGGCTTCACTATGACGTCGCTGGGCTGGACTTCCTGGCCCGGCACGACTTCAGCGTCGTCGCCTGCAAGACAAACGAAATCGGCGTGGAGGTATGTAGCGACCCCACAAATTTTACTTATCTTGCACCGCAGGCCCCTGGGGCGGCGTCCGGTGTAAGGCTCGAGAGATAAAAGGCCCTATGCGGATTTTTTGGCTGGACAAATGAACGAATACAACCATTACCTTCAGGGCTCTGCCATATCCCGCCCCGGCCGGCGGCAAACGAAACCGAGAGAGAGCGCTTCGAAATGTCTTGCATCCTTCGAACCATAAACGGCTTCGAGGACCTGGGCTTCCGGGTAGACCGGGGAAGCCTTGTGTTTGAACCCGGAGAGCTCGACGTGAACGGCGTTTTTATTGCCTTTCGATTCCGGCCGACCGACAAAATTATTCCGATATATGGGGTGTAGCATGGAAACGCTTATTGCGCTTTTGGGCGCCTGGGTCCTTATCACGGCGATGATGATTCACCAGGACCGAACCAAGTGAGCAACGAAGGAATATATTGGAGCGCGGCGTCGCGCTGGCTAATTCATTTATGGGGGCGATGTATGACCTTTGCGAAACTTACGAAGGCGATGGAAGCCACGGGCGTATTTTGGCTGAAGGTAGCCCCCCTGGTGCGCGAGATGGTCCACCACTACCAGGACATTATATCGGCCGGCAAATTGACCGAGCGCGATATCGAGGAAGGACGCGAGAGAGTACGCGATTTTCGCAAAGCGCTGGGGGACGGGCCGAAATGACTGAAAGTGTTTACTTTACATGGAATCTTTTTGTGTCGCCGGTTTTTATTTTGATACTTGGAATTTACATCAATAGGCTGTTAGCCAGGGGCGACAAGGCCCACGAACTTAGAAACCAACGGATAGACGAGAAATTTAAAGAAGCCGCGGAGCAGTTTGTGAAAATAGATTCAAAGCTCACCAGGTATTGCATAGAATCAGAAAAGAAATCAGACGAGCTTTGGAGGGCTCTGTCAACGCACGGCCATAAGGGCTTGAAGGGCGAGGATGGAGAGGTCACGATTCATATATGAACGTCCGGGACTACATTAAGAGCCACGAAGGCTTTTCTTTTAAGGTTTACCTTTGTCCCGCCGGCCACCCGACTATCGGCTGGGGCCATAAGCTACTGAAACACGAACTGGACGAATTTAAGGACGGTATCGACACGGACCGGGCGGAAAACTTACTGGACCTGGACATGGCCGCGGCAGAACAGGACGCCCGAAACCTTTTTAAAAACTTCGAGGACCTTTCCGATAACCGCAAAGGCGTCTTAATCGACATGGCCTTTAACCTGGGCTGGAAAGGACTTTCGAAATTTAAAAGGCTCCGGCTGGCCGTTCTACATGAGGACTTCGAGCAGGCGGCGAAACAGATTCTCCTTAGTAAGTATGCGACCCAGGTAAAACGCCGCGCCACCGAAAACGCTAAAAATATGTTGGAGGGATAACATGAAATTCTTTTGCAAATCAGAAACACTTTCCCCGTTGGTTGCCTTAGCCGCCTTCGACGCCGGCTACTTGCTGGCTAAGAACGACCGGGACCTGGCCGTCAGCGCCATTTCGGTTGTCGATGGTATCCTGGCCCTCATCGACAAGGGCTCCGACGCCGGCAGTATCAATGCCGCTTTCCAGGAAGCCGTGAAGGCCCTGGTGAACGAGCACGTCAAGGACCCGCTTGTGAAAATGAACCTTCTTGCGGTCCTTGAGATGGTCGGCATCGAAATCACGGCCCCGGACATGAAGGTCCTCGAGGTCGGCGAAATCAAGGGCCTGGTTAGCAACTTCAAGGCTGGGGTCCTGGCTTACAAATGAACCTTCGGGCCGGCGACTACTTCGCTGTTAGCGGGACGTCCCTTATCGCAAAGCTGATAAGGCTTAAACAAAGGCTTTCGTCCCTGGACAGCAAAGCGGAATTTAACCACGCGGGCATTATCCTTGACGATTGCGGCAATACCTTCGAAAGCCTGGGGCATATCGACCATTATCATATCGACCAATATGTCGGCCGGCCGATTATGATTGCCCGCTATCACAAGATGGACCCCGAGCGCTTCGAGTCTGGGATGAAAGAGGTCCTTCGGTATGACGGTAAGATTTATCCGTTTTGGCGACTACCGCTTCACCTTATCGGCCTGGGGAAATTTTTTCGCATAACCTTCCCTGTTTGCTCCGAACTTGTCGGAGAACACGCTTACTTTGCCGGCGTCCACAACGCGAGGGGCTGGGGCTGGAACCCTGATAACCTGGCCGACCTTTGGGACATAAGCAAGTACGTCGACGTCCTCTATAAGGGGACGTGGAAAGGAGTAAAAGGAACATGGACGACCTGATTGAAAGATTGAAAGACCTTAAAACGACCGTTGCCGCACTGGTGGGCTCTGCCATTTTGCTTATCGACGAGATGGGATACACGCTGACAATCCCTTCGGACAAGGTAACGAAGTATGCCCTGGCCGCGGCCTTCATCGGACTTTTGCTTTCGGGCGGAAAGAAGAAAGCCGAGTAGTGACGAATCAAGAAAAAATCCAGGCAGAGTTAAAAGAGATTGCCGCAAAAGAAGTAGCGCTAAAGGAGCGCCTTCTTAAATACCAACAGGACAACGCGATAGAGTATTTCGTCCGCCCTAACCCGCCCCAGCAAAAACTTCTCGAGGCCTGGGACAAAGAGCAATACAAGGTATTTACATTCACCGGGGCGAACAGGACGGGCAAGACTACTATCGCAACCATCATCGGCATTTCATGTATGCGTGGCTTTTGGCCCTGGGACAAGCGGCCGATAGCCTTCCCCCACAATCAGCCGAGAAAGATTCGTTACGTGGGTCAGGCATGGGAAAGCCATATCAAAACCGTCGTCGAGCCGGCCCTGAAAAAGTGGTGGCCGAAGGCGGTCCCGGTTGAAACGAAGAAAAATAACCAGGGCGTCGATGCTGTTTGGATTGATAAACAAACCAAGTCGACCCTCGAGGTCCTGTCAAACAATCAGATAAGCGATACCTTTGAGGGCTGGGAAGGCGACGTCGTTATTTACGATGAGCCGCCGAACCGCGAAAACCGTATCGCGTGCGCCCGCGGTCTTGTGGACCGGAAAGGCCGAGAGCTTTTCGTCGCTACCCTTCTGAAAGAGGCCTGGATACATCGAGAAATTATCAAGATGAAAACCGAGGACGGCCGGCCGGACCCCAGCGTGTTTAACGTCCACGGCATCATCGACGATAACGTCGGCTACGGGCTCACCCAAGAAGGCGTCGACCAATTTGCGAAATCCCTTCGAGCCGATGAGAAGCAGGCCCGCCTTAAGGGTATCCCGTCTTATATGTCGACCCTGGTATGGGGCAAGTTTGACCGCGAAACTCATATCAAAGAGGATTTCAAAATTCCCCTTGATTGGATTGTGGACACACAGATTGACTTTCACCCGGCAAAGCCCTGGTACGTGCAGTTTTTGGCGACCGATAAACGTAACTTCAAATACGTTTGTCACGAAATAGTCGAGAAGGGCAACCCGAAGTATATCGCCGAGAAGGTCATTCGCTACTTCAAACAGAATATGCTTCGGCCCGGCGTCATTCAGATTGACCCGCTATCAAAGGGCGACCCCAATGCAGACGACGACACCGTTTACCAAAAGATGTTTCAGGAATTTGCTTCGCACGGTTTTGTTTTGGAAACTGCTTCGAAGGATAAAGAGAATGGGATTGCCGCAATAAACGATTGGCTTCTGACCGAGAATGAAATGCCGTGCTTATTTTTCTTCCGGTCGTGCGGTCACACAATTCAGCAAGTCGAAGATTATATGTATGACCCCGACACGCTGAAGCCCTCAAAAGAAGATGATGATATGTGTGAGTGTTTATATCGGCACGGGCTACTTAACACCCAATGGTATCCGATAAGCCTGGGGACCGAGCAGGCAGGCAAACGACTTTTATAGGGGAGAGCGATGGACGAAGAAAGAGAAAACACCCAGGCGGCGGCAGACGACGAAGAAATAAAGTCGATGCTGGGCCAGGATATAGCTAACGCCGAGGGACTTCAAGGTGAACTGAGGACCCAGCGCGAGCTTTTCTATAAGCACTACCGCGGGGAGCCCTACGGCAACGAGCAAGAAGGCTGGTCGTCCAGCGTGGCCCCGGTTATCTTTAATAACCTTCAGGGCTCTATGCCGAGCCTCATGGAAATTTTCGATGAGGACTTCTTTGTTATTCGCGGCGACAACGAGGACCGGGCTAAGAAACTTCAGAAATTGCTTTACGTCCAAATGTTTCACAAACAGGACGGTTTCAAAGCAATGTACGACTTCTTGTATGATTGCAACCTTTATCACTACGGCATCATCAAGGTTTACAAGAAAGAGGATTACGACCTGGAACAGCTTTCGGTCCCGTCGATGGACCAGGCTCAGTTTCAGGCCGTTTCGCAACAGCCGGACGTGCAGATTACAAAGTATGACGAAGTGGGGGCTATCGACCCAGCCACCGGCCAGGAGAACACGACATACGAGAACGTGAAGGCCGTGCGGAAGAAGGTCATTTTTTCGGGGCCCTTCTTCGAGTGCGTCCCACCCTGGGAGTTTTACTTCACCCGCGACGCGAAGGTCGGCGCCTTCGGGACCATCGAGGCCCGCCTGGTTTACCACGAAGTCGAAAGGGAGATGGATTATATTCGCAAGAAGGAGCAGGCGAAAATCTATCGGCCCGGCTCATATCAGGCAGTAAAAGACAAGTATGCCGCGTCCGAGGGGGCCCAGGGGCTTACAGATAAAGATACCATCGTAACAATTACAGACAATTTATCGACGGACGTTGACGCCGCCCCCGAGGAAAATAAGGCCGCCCGTAAAATCAAAATAAAGGAGTGCTACTATCGCTATGACATTGACGGAGATGGGCTTCTTGAGCCTTGCATTATTCATCTTTGCGATGATGTTATACTTGCGATAACCGAAAACCCCTACGGCCGCCCGCCTTTCCGGGTTGGGGCCGTCCACCCGGAACCCCACAAGGTTATCGGTATTGCCCCGGCGAAAATCCTCGAGAATGACCAAAAGGTTATGACCAACCTTCTTCGGCTCATCCAGGACGCCGCGGCCGTTTGCACCTACCGCAACCCCGTTACAAACGACCCCAGGATGTTTACGAACCTTCAGGTCCGCAAACCCTTCTCTGTTATCATGGGCGACCCCGAAAAGCTGGGCGAAGTAAAGTCGACGCCCCCCACTGATTTCATCTTGAAGGCCTACGAGATGCTGAAGGGAGAGAACGAGGAAAAGACCGGGCAGACACGTTACAACCAGGGCCTCGACGCCGACAGCCTCAACAAGACCGCGACCGGGATTTCGATGATTTCCAACGCTTCGGCCAAGCGTATGAGAATGACAGCGAAGCTCCTGGGCAAGGGACCTATCAAGGGGCTTATTAAAGATTTCATTTTTATAAATCAGAAATGGCCGGCGCCCCAGGAACAGATGAGGATTTTGGGGAGCCAGCTTCAGGTAAACCGGGACGACCTTTACGGCGACTATGACGTTGAAATTGACATAGGCGTCGGCCCGGCCGAGAAGCAGGCGGCGGCTAACCAGCTTGACCTTCTTATCCAATGGCAGATGCAGGCCGGCCTTAATATCGGCGTATGCACGCCCGTTCATGTCCTTCGAACCGTGCGGAGAAAATACAAACTGCTTAACGTGAACGTCGACGACCTTCTTATGACAGAAGAAGAATTTATGACGGAACAGCAGAGAAAGGCCCAGGAGCCGCAGAAGCCCAAGGTAAAGGAAATCCTGGACGTCGACCGTATCTACCCGATGCTGACCAGGATGGAGCAGATGCAAGTCCTTCAGCTTATCGGCATCCAGCCCGACCCCAACGGGACCGTCCGCGGGCTCCCGTCGGCCGAGGATGTTATGAAGGCGCAGAATGACCAGCAATGGTTACAGCTTGAATCCATGAAGGGGATGCAGGCAGCTAGGGAAAAGGCAATCGACCAGCGTATGAGTGCCCGAGAGATGATGCTGGAAAGCAAACATAAATCAATGGACCGCAAACAGGCGGCCCAGGAAAGGAAACAAAGTGGACGACAAGAACCTTAAGGCCCTGATAGACCTGGGCCGGCAGGCCGAAGAAACGCAACGCTACTTCGAGGCTAACCCGTATTTCCCCCAGGTCCTTGAAAGGGTGAAAATGGGGCTCTTTCAGACCATCCTCAGCCTTCGACCGGCGCAGAGGGATGAGTTTATGATTCTGAAAGGACGGCTTGACACCGTTTTTGAACCCCTAAACGTCATAGCGCACGACATTTTAGCCGGCCAGCGGGCCCTCGAGGAACTGGAAACCGGTAAACCGCCGGCGGAAGGGGGCATTTTATGATTCATTCGGGCAACGTCGTCGACATGATTAACAAGATGAAGAAGTTTGAGCAGAAAATCAAGGAGCAGAACGCCATTATCGAGGGACAGAACAGGCAAATCGAGGCCCAGGGGGCGGCGATAGCGAACCTTAACACCTACATTGCACGGCTCAAGACCATGAACGCCAGCATGAAGATAGCCCTCAAGAGAAAGGTTGTCAAAGATGCGGATATACCCGCTGACGAAGAATAAATACGCAGAAACAAAGAAACGATGGAACGCAAACAACCCCGGTTATCATAGAGATTGGCATTTAAGAGTATATCCGGGCGTAAAAAAAAGACAAACAGATTATATTTTAAGCCGTGGTGGTAAGTGTGAAATTTGTGGATACGATAAATGTTTAGCCGCCTTGCATTTTCACCATACAGATAACAACAAGACCCGTAGACCGGCGTTTTTAACACGCAAAAAGAATAGGTTTGTGCGAACTGTCACATTGAAGAACATGAGAAAGGACGTAAAAATGAGAATCTTTCCCCTCTGCATGGTCTATAACGAAGAAAAAATTTTACCTTTCTTTCTTCGCCATTACGAGCACCTTCCTGAGATACACGTTTTATTTGAAACGGACAGCGACGACCGAAGTTACGAGATTTTAACGGCCCATCCGAAGGTAAAAATAGAGAAAATTCACATTGCCGGCGGGATAGACGACGTTGAGAAGGTGAAAATAGTCAACCAGGCCATATACGCCCGCCGATATGCCGATTGGCTTTACATCCTGGACAGCGACGAGCTTATTTTCCCGGCCAAAGGAGAGGACGACACCTACTTTTTGGCCCGCCAGGACGCAAGCGGATACAACGTCGTCATGGCCTTCATGTATCAGGTCTATCGGCACGAAACAGACGCCGACCTGGACCCATCGAGGCCGCCCATCCCCCAGCGTATGCACGGGGACCCGGATGTTTTCAGCACAAAGCAAGAAGAAAACCGGGATTGCAACGCCCACTATATAAAACCAATCGTTATTAAGCCGGCAAGCGGAATACAGTATGCCCCAGGCAATCACCTTATCCTGGATAGCGCCGACGTAAACCTTTCGAGCGACGATTACGTGGGGGCCCACTTCCAAATGTGTGACCCAACGATAGCCATCCACCGCCGTATGCAGAGAAAGGCCCGGATGAGTGAAGTAAACAAAAAATACGGCTTTGGATTTCAGCACCATCATATTGATGCAGAATGGATTTTAGCCGAGTGCGCCAAGCATCTACACGACCCACTTATAACAGACTTGAGGGATAATTACCGTGAAAGAGTGTAAGCGATGTAAAAGGCTTTTGCCTAAGGATAGTTTCGCAAAACAAGCCAAAAGACACGATGGTTTATATCCCATGTGCCAAGAATGTAGCACTATTAGTCGAAGGGAGTGGTATTTAAAAACGAGGCCTGACCGCCTTAAATACAGAAAGCAATATAGCGAGAAAAACAAGTCGAAAATTATACACCTAAATAAAATTAACGGAGAAAAACGTCAAGCAAGGGTAGACCAGCGGAAAGTAGACGCCGGTGGTAAGTGCGCCGAGTGCGGATATGACAAATATCTTGGGGCGCTTCACTTTCACCACATCAATCGAACAGACAAAACAGCCCGTGTCAGTAATAAGGCGAGGGCGGTTATCCTAAGCTCCGAAACGGCCGCAGAATTATCTAAGTGTGTTTTGCTTTGCGCCAACTGCCACGCCGAGGTGCATGGCAGAGAAAGGTTGTTATGCAAGAATATCAAGACCGGCTTCGCTTCGAATTAAGTAAATTACGGTTTTTATCTTTTGAAATTAATAACGAGTGCCCATTAACGCACGTTCACCGGGAGTGCCCCAGGAATTGTGACCGCTTTCCCAGCACCATTTATGTCCCGCCTATTGGCCCGGTAGAAATCGCCGAGTGCGCTAATTTTGCTATCGACCACGGCTTCGACGGCTGGATTAACATCCACTACTATAACGAGCCACTGGCGACGATAGACGTAGCCGAGGAAGTAATGAACCTGATTCCCCGCGGCAAGTTTAGCTTGTGGACCAACGGGCTTTACATGAAACAGGCAAGCGACGCCTTCTTAAACCGATTCGTTCACATCATGGTCACGATATACCCGGAAACGCCGGTCGACCAACTTGAGCGTGTTATGGGTCCGAACCATACCAACGTAGTCTTTCAGCGGGCCAACCTGGACGGCCGGGCACGCGAGGACATAACGCCCCGCTTCAATCCGCGTATCACAAGATGCAACCGCCCGGATTGGGAGCTCATCATCGACTACTACGGCGAGGGCCATTTTTGTTGCGGAGATTGGCGGGCGGAAATCGAAATCGGGAACATCCAGGTCGATAAGCTCGAAACCTTCTTCGACAAGTGGGTTTACAAAAAACGAAAGCTGGCCCGCGTCCTGTCCCACGTCACGCCGGCGTCTTTCGAGAAAGGAAACGACGGCGAGATACCGGACGTCTGTAAACTCTGCCTAACCCGGTCGCCGTGGATTAGCCAGGTATGAGTGCAAAAATACTTTTCCTGTTAAAAGAACAGCCGAAGGTAGAGCCCCTGGGCATCCTGTATTTGTCGGCCGCCTTGCAGGCCGAAGGCCACGGAGTAGGCGTCGGATACGGCATGGACCACGAAGGGCTAATAGGTGCGCCGGACTACGTAGCCTATTCAGTTATGACCGGGGACCGCGACTACTTTCTCACCCTAAACCGTGAGCTTAAAAGCCGGTATGAGTTTATATCTGTTTTCGGCGGCCCGGACCCGACCTTCTCTCCCGAGGCCTACCGCGACAACCAGGACGTCGACGTCTTTGTCCGGGGCGAAGGAGAAGAAGCCTTCCCGGCTATAATCCGCGAGAACCTGGACGGTGAAATTATCGGCTACCCGGTTAATATCGACGACCTACCACACCCGGACCGGGCGCTTTTCCCGACCAAGATACATCATTTTATTGCTTCCCGCGGTTGCCCCTTCTCATGCACCTATTGTTTTAATTCGAAGTGGAAAAAACTTTTTAAGGACAAGCGGGTCCGTTACAGGAACATGGACGACCTGATGATGGAGATAAACGACGCTAAACCTTCTTTCGTCTATTTCCAGGACGATTGCTTCGGGGCCTCGAGAAAGTGGTTGAAGCGCTTTGTCCGTGAATATCCCAAGATACCTTACCATTGTCACCTTCGCGCCGACACCCTGGACGACGAATACATTGCCCTACTGCATGAATCGAATTGCGTTAGCGCCCACGTTGCCCTGGAAACGGCAAACGAGGAATACCGGAAGAAAATCCTGGGCCGGCGAATGTCAAATCAAACCGTTGTCGAGGCCTGCAAGAAACTTCAGGACGCCGGCATAAGGATAATGCTTCAAAACATGATAGGCCTTCCGGGAACCACCATAGACAACGATTTAGAAACCCTGGACTTTAACCGGATAATTCAACCTCATTACGCCTGGTGCAGTATTTACCAGCCATACCCCGGAACGGTCCTCGGGGACGAGTGCTATAAGAAAGGCATTGTGAACCACGAACCAGGACAAACCTTTTTTGAAACGTCGCCGCTGAATTTCGACGCCGAGCACATAAGGCAGTTAGAAGTTTTACAGAAGGAATTTGCGATTGCGGTGAAACACGATTATCCACCCTGGCCGCTTACACCGAAAGCCTTTATGTCACGGGTCTATCAGGCGGGTCGGGCAGAAGCCGACAAGATTCTGTTTCAGGAGATGATATAAAAATGGAAATGACCCCCGGCGAAATAGTGGACCGCTACACCATTTTGCGAATGAAGGCCGCCCAGGCTCCCGAGCTTTTCCCGGAGCTTTCGAAATACTCCGACGAAATCGTTAAGCTAAACATTATGAGGATATGGCCGTTTGCACTAATCCTCATGGAGATGAACGCAAAAATATGGATGCTGGAAGCCGACATTAGAAAAGGAAAGGAAATGCCCATCGAGGAAGTTGGAAAGCGGGCATTGGCTATCAGGGACCTGAACAAGAACCGCGTTTTAGCTAAGGCCGAAATAGATAAAATCTTCAAGGTTATCCCCGACGTAAAAGTCGACCACGCCTCACAGTAACAACGACCGCTGTAAATCCCACTACAATTAGAGCGCCTCCGGCGCCGGAAAGGACGGCTACTTATGCCGCTGACGAGCATAATAATTCCATGCTGGAATGGGCTCGAATACACCCGCCAGCTTATCGAGAGCATTGAAGCATACACGCCCCAGGAACATGAAATCATTTTTGTCGATAACGGCTCCACCGACGGCACAGGAGATTTCTTAGCGGAGTATGTCAAGGCACACCAAAACGCGAAGGTCATTACCAACCCCACAAATCACGGCTTTCCAAAGGCCTGCAACCAGGGGCTTGCCGCGGCGAGGGGCGAGTATCTTTGCCTTATCAACACCGACGTTATCGTTACGCCCGAATGGCTTACGGGGCTCATCGAGTGCATGGAGCACCGGCCGAAAGTCGGCATAGTCGGCCCCATGACGAACAACATATCGGGGCCCCAGGTCTTTCCCCAGGGGAAATATAACAGCCTCTTTAAGATGATTGAATTTTCCCGCGACTTCCGGGCGTCCTTCAAAAAGAATTACGTCCCCTTCTTTCGTATCGTTTTCTTTTGCGTCCTTATAAGCCGCGAGTGTTACAAGAAGGTCGGCCACCTGGACGAGCGCTTCACGCCGGGGAACTTCGAGGACGACGACTATTGTATGAGGGCTATCCTGGCCGGCTTCAGGACCTACTTCACGCACGACGTCTTTGTGCATCATCACGGCAGTAAGTCACATGACATGACCACCTACCAAAAGCGCCTGCATATCAACCAGCAGAAGTTTGAAGCGAAGTGGCGGGAATGGCTGAAGAAGCACAACCGCGTATCTGTATGCACCATATTCCGGGACGAGGAAAAGAACATCGGCGAATACCTGGACCGGCACTTGCCCATGTTTGATGAGATTATCATGGTCGACACGGGCTCGACAGATAGGTCCGCCGAGATAGTCAAAGAGAAGATGAAGTCCTGGCCCGGCCGGCTGAAGCTCTTTAGCTTCGAATGGTGCGACGATTTCTCGAAGGCCCGGAACTTCGCCCAGGCCCAGGCGACCGGGGACTTTATCCTTTCCCTGGACGTCGACGAGTGGATACCGCAGTTTAACAAGGGCATTTTGTGGCCCTGCACGGCATACCTCATCGAAACACGCAATTACTCCGAGCTTACCGTTTTCACGAATTGGCGTGCCAACGCCGGCGACTTCCCGGACCAGGAGAAGGGGACCGGTTGGTTTCCCTCAACAAAGTCAAGGCTATGGCCGAATGACCCGGAAGTCTTTTTCGAAATGCCGGTGCATGAAGTAGCAGACCGGTCGATTTACCTGAAGGGATACCGGGTCGTCAAGACGGACATTCCCGTGCACCATTACGGCAAGCTGAGTATCGAATACGATTCGCAGAAGGGAGAGCGATACCTGAAGTTACTCGAAAGGCTCATCGAGGAAAACGAAAACGATATACGGTCGGTCGAGGAAATAGCGACCCAGCTTCAGAACCTCAAGCGGTATGAGGAAGCTATCAAGTATTGGGAGAAGTATCAAACCCTACGGGACCCGGCGGTTGCCCCGGACCACCAGGTCTATAACACAAATCTGAATATCGGGCATTGCTGGTACAACCTGGGCCGGCCAGACCTGGGCCTTGAGGCCTCAAAGAAGGCAATGGACGCAAAGCCCGATTCGAGAGAAGCGGCGTGTAACACGGCTGTATGCCATTTCGCGCTGAAACATTTTAACGAGGCGTTTGAGATTGCGAAAGCGGTCCTCGAGAAACACCCCGAGTATCCGACGGCCGTTGCGGTCTATAACGCCGCTAACGAGATGATAGAAAGAATAAAACGACAGGAGGAAACAGGCTAATGGCTACATCCCTTTACGCACAGCAAGAGGCAGATTTCCGTTTCAAGGGCGATTACGTCCTTGTTGACGGGACCCTTACGGTTGTGGGGAATTGCTCTTTTACGGGCGCCACAACCCTGGGGGCTACGGCTGTCACGACAACCATTGTTGGGCCCCTGAAGCTGTCCATTGCGCCCACGGGCACGACAGCCGGCGCGGCGTGGACAGACGGAGCCCCGGCCCTTACGGCTGGTCAGCTTTATACGACCATGCAGGTCGGCTCGACGGTCTACCGTATCCCCATTTGGGCTAACAGCTAACAACTAACACCGGCCAACCGATAAGGAGCCGGGGAGAGGACAAGCATCATGGAACAGAAAACAGACACCCCCAGCGGGCAAGTCGAAGCCACCGTGGAACAGAAGGTCGACCTGATTGCCGACCAAATCGGAGTAATGTTAGACGCGGCAGAACCGGCTAAGGCGCCGGAAAGGCCGGCCGAGAGCAAACCCCCCGAGGCCAAAGAAGGGGAAGCAACCGAGGTCAAAGCGGGCCTCGAGCCCTCGGTCGAGAAGCCGCCCGAAGCTCCGAAGCCTAAAGTTAAAATCAAGTGGGAAGGCGAAGAAAAGGAACTTGACCAGGACGAGTTAGTAAACCTGGCGCAGAAGGGGTACGACTACACCCAAAAGACCCAGGCACTTGCCGAAAAGGAACGTCGTTTAGCCCCCCTGGAAGGTATTGCTAAGACCGCCCAAAGTGACCCTGCATTTGCCGCTTACCTACGAGATTATTTTGTTCAGAAGGGCCAGGTCCCCAAAAAGGACGAACAGCCGCCTAAATTCGACGACCCCATAGACGAGCTTAAGTATAACCTTAAGAAGGAAGTCCGGGAAGAATTTAGGAAGGAACTTTCCGAAAAGGAAAAACAAGTAGCCCACCAGCTTGTGCTTCAGCGGGTAAGAAACGAGGCCCGGATGGACCCCGATTTCCCCGACGTGACGAAGCTGATGATTGAGCACTTAAAGACCTTGCCGGAAGAAACTGGCAAATTAGTCTTTCTGCAATGGGACCAAAACCCGGACGCCTATCAGAAGGCGTTTTCTCACTACAAAACGGTAGTGCGGGCGCTGAAGGATAAGACGCCTGCACCAGCGGCAGGGGGCGCACCGTCACAGACGCCGCCCGCAACACAAACACCCGCCGAGCGTACCACAAAGGCCCCCTTGCTCGAGGCTTCAGGCACGGGCGAACAGGGGACCGCCGTTACCGAGAGAGCAAAAAAAATCTCGAGGATGAAAGCAAAGGCACTTCGAAGCGGGGACCCGTCAGCGATAGCCGATTGGCTACTGGAAAGCGGGTCGATAGATAACATCATCAAATAAAAACCTAAACCAGGAGGAAATTCACAATGGCTATTTCTACAACTTATGAACCTTCGGACATTACCAACAGTATGCGTGAGGACCTGAGCGACGTCATTACGAACATCGCCCCCGCGGATACCGTGTTTATGTCCAACATCGGCAAACAGAAGGTCAAGTCAACCTATCACGAATGGCTTGAGGACACCCTGGCGTCCGCGGCTAACAATGCCGTGACCGAGGGCAACGATGCTGTCCTGGCGTCTATTGTGGCGCCCACCCGGACGGGCAACTACACGCAGATTTCGGCGAAGTGGTTTGCTATTTCCGATACTCTCGAGGCGGTCGACAAGGCCGGCCGAAAGTCGGAAATCGCGTATCAGACCAGCCTTCGCTTGAAAGAGCTTGCGAGGGATATGGAGTACGCCCTGCTTAATAACGCCACGGCGACTTCAACCGACCCCAGGAGCCTTAAGGGCGTAAAGGGATGGATTTCCACCAACGTGGTCAACTTCACGACCGGAACGTCGGTTACGACGCTGACCGAAACCCTGTTCAACGACGACCTTCAGAGGATATGGGACCAGGGCGGTAACGCAGACATGGTGCTTTGCCCGTCGGCAATCAAGCGGAAAATCTCCGCCTTCACCGGCAACAGCAAAATCACCGTGAACGCGGACCAGGCCGACCAGCGTATTATCCTCTCGGTCGACTACTACGAGAGCGACTTCGGCGTCGTCAAGATTTACACAAGCCGCTTTATGGCTACCGACGACGACACGATGTACGACTCCATCTTCTTCATCGAGAAAGCGAAGTGGGCTCTTGGGACCCTGCTTCCCCTTAAAGTGGAGAAGCTGGCTAAGACCGGCATCGGTCAGAAGGTGCAGGCCCGCGTGGAATACACGCTTATTTGCCGTTCTGAGAAGGCCAATTCCAGGATGAAGAACATCCTTAACACCTAACCCCGGCAGGGATAGCATCCTTGCCCTGGCAGGGGGCCGGCCCCGGCTGGCCCCCCCTGCTTCAACCTGAAAGGCTAACCATGAGCATCAAAGACGATATTTCAATCTTCCCCCTTAACACCCAGGGCACGGCATGGAAAATCGAGGGCGGCATAACGCAGAATAACATACCGGTCCTCGAGGAAAACTATGTCAAGAAGATGAACGCCAATAACGGCTTTTCCGGGCAGAGGCTCTTTAGAAAGATTGCATCTATCCCTATCGTCGCGGTCCTTCAGGCCCGGAAAGATGGATATAACCTGGACGACCCGAAAGACCTTCGGCGCTTTCTGAAAGAAAACCCGGACTACATGACCGTCGACAAGATAGACAGCGGAAGGTCCCCGAACATTATCATCAAGTAGGAGAACGCCTATGTCAACGGTGAACGACATTATAAACGACGTGCGCCTTGAGCTTAACGACACGGCCGACGCACGTTATACAGACGCCCAGCTTATCCAGGTTGTCAACCGGGCAATCAACCGGGCGAACAGGATAGCCCAGCGGAACGAGCTTCAGTTTGCGAAAAAGAAGGCGACCCTTACGTGCTCGAGCGCCGTTTCCACCGTTGCCCTTCCCAACGACTTCGACGTGCCGTTGCCGCGGGCTTTGTGGCGGACCGACACGAAAGAGGAAGTGGTCCTTGTCAAGGAAAACCAATGGGAAGAAATAGCCAGCGACGAGGAAAACCTAGCCTATGCCTACCTGGACATGGAAAATAGCTTGCTTCACTTCAAGGGGACCCCGACCGAGGCGACAACCCTTTCCTTCTATTACTTTCCTACCATCTCAACGTCAGCCTACACGGCTGGAACGACTATGCCCTGGGGCGGCCGGCTGGACGACGCGATAAAAGAATACGTGACGTTACGCTGTCAGAACATTGACGAGATGGACGTTTCGGCCAACCTTCAGCTTTTACATGACTTCGAGAATCAAATTCTTTCAGCCTACCGGAACCTTGCTCCGACCGTCATATTGCCGGCCGGTCCGATGGAGGGCTACTAATGGCGAAGAAGTGGAAACACGCCAACGTCGTACCCGTGCGATTGACCCTGCATAAGGGGCTAAACTATATGCAGGCGGCTTCGACCATCGACGATAACGAAATGATTATCGCCGAAAACATCATGTACGACGTAAACACCGACAAGATTCAGGTCCGGCCAGGGACCAACTGCATATCGGCAACTTCCCTAACAAATCCAATCCGGGCCCTGTATGAGTATGTCAAGGACGCGACCCATCAGTATATCATCGCCGCGTCATTAGATAAACTATACTACCTCGATACCGATACCTTTGTTGAAATCGGGACCCTTTCTTCGGCAACCGTGACACCTTCTATGGTCACATTCAACGGCAAGCTCCTGGTAGCAGACGGGAGCACTAATATAATGTCCTGGGACGGGACAACCTACGCCGCCGTTTCGACGGGGGCCCCGAAGGCGTCCGCCCTGGGCGTTATCAAAAACCGCGTGGTAGCTAACCACGACGACGAGCCGGACAGCGTTTACCTTTGCGCCCTCGAGGACGCGACGACATGGTCCGGCGGGACGAGCCTGGGGCTTAAGGCCGGCTATGGGGACGGGCTAAAGGTAAACGGCTTCGCAACCCTGGGGGACGACCTTATTATAAGCAAGGTCGGCTTATATACCACGTCAAACACAAAGCGGCTTTACCGGCTAAACACCGAGGATACCACGTCGTCTAATTGGTATATCGCCTTTCTTTCCGGCGTGAACGCCTTTTCTTCTCATTCGTGCGCCGTCGCGGCCTTCAATAATGTTTTCTTCGGCGACACCAACGGTTTTAAGTCTGTCAAGGGCGTCCAGGAATACGGCGACATTGCCGTCGATGCTGTCGGCCGGAAGGTAAACACCATCTTTGAAAACTATGAGGCAACGCACGTCCAGTATATCCCCGCCTTCAACTGCATCATGTTTATCAATGCCGGCCGTATCTACTGCTACTACGACAATAACCAGGCCTTTACAAAGCTCGAGTTTAACCAGGGCGAAATTAACTCAGTTTGTGAGGCCAGCGGGGCCGTCTACCTGGGCGGCCGGAACGGCCACCTTTACAAGCTGGACCCGGGCCGGAGCACCGACGAAACGGCGCCGGATACGACTTCGGTTTTCACGTCGGAGATAATCACGAAGGCCTTTACCACGCCGGGCGAGATTATACTGAAGCGGATTAAACTTCTTGTCAGGCCTATATCCGAGGCAACCGTCCGGGTATGGGCTTATAAGCCGTCCGGTACTGAAGTGCAGTTAAAAGAGATTTCAATGGGCGACGCCGGCGAATATCTTTACAACATGGACGACGTCGGAGAGGATGAGCTTTACAATTACCAGGACGATTATCTTTACGACGCCGGCTCTTTGCCGGAGTTTCACGTTGTCAATAACGTGGCCCGCGGCGAAGAACTTTGCGTTAAGCTCCAAACCACGACCGGCCGCGTAGCATACGAAAGCATCTCAATCGACTTGGCCCAGGTAGGATAATGCAAATCAGGCGAGTAGAAACGAACAGCGATTTCAAGAAGGTCGAGGCGCTGGCAGAACTTAACCCGTCAAAAGAATACGATTGCACGACAAGGAATTTCATATCTGTCCTGAAGGCCGTCTATACAAAGCCGTGGCACAGGATATGGATAGCCCTCGAAGGGGACGAAGCCATAGGTTATTTGTGGGCATCGGCCGATATGTCGACTTTATACAGCGCCGTTTACGTAGGGGACCTTTACGTGAAGAACAGGCACAAGGGGGTTTTGGAAGCACTACTTAACGCCCTGGGGTCCTGGGCATACGGGGGGTTAAAGGTGAAGTGGATTAAGTTTCATTCACCACACAGCGAAAGGGCATGGAATAGGATTATGGGCCGGCTAAATCATGGCGTAACGGTAAGGCCCGTGAACTATTACGTTGCCGAAGGAGCAAGGGAATGGGCGGAGTAGCAGACGCAGTAAGCGATTTCTTTAGCGACGCTACGGATTGGGTAGGCGACGCAATCGAGGACGTGGTAGAGTTTGTCGATGAAAAGGTTATCGACGAAACCTTCGATTGGACGTCCAGGTTTGTCCGTGACCCGATAGGGGCTATCGGCGAAGGCGTACTTATGGGGCCGAAGTGGATAGGCGACTCCTTTGAGCATTTAGGCGGCGACCTGGGGATAAGGGAATTGAGATATGGGGGCGAATTTTTAGGCGACGTCGGCCGTGACCCCAGGGCCCAGGGTCTTGCCGGGGCCGTGGCCGCCGCTTACGCCGCGCCTTATGTCGCCGGCGGATTATCGTCTGCTATCGGTGCGGCCGCCCCAGCCCCGATGTATTCAACCCCGGCCCTCATGGAAGCCCAGCTTGCCGGGACCGTTGCGGGGCCAGGCATGATGAGTGCCGCCGCGTCCAACCTGGCCGGCATGGCACAGGCTAGCCTGGCTGATATGGCCGCCGCTGACCCGCTTATGAAGGCTTGGGAACAACTATTGAAGGGGGGCGTAAAGCTGGGGGTTCAGGAAGGCATTAAAGAGTTTGTCATTGAGCCGAAGATGGAAGAATACATGGAGAAAATGAAAGAACTTCAGGCCCTCATGGGCCAGGCGCCGGCACAGCTTAAAAGCTACGGCCCGACGTCGAACAAGTTTGACGTTGCCCAGGCGCTTGCGGGCGGCTCCGGGATGTTAGCAATGCCGGCGGGGACCGTGACCGGGCTCCCGGACGTTGGCCCTGGGGCTACCCTTAGTAACATGGACTACCTGAAGGACATTCAGGACTATGCAAAATTGCCGGACCTTTGGAATTACTTAGAACAGGGGGGATAAAGAAATGGCATACACACCGACACCTTTTGACAAATATACGACATTCGGGCTCGATGAAGCGAAAAAGTTATTTAACCAAATGTCGGCGCCGCCTCAGTACCCGAATTACGTTTCGTCTGCCCAGCAGGCCCCCACGCAGATGGGTTACTATGATTACACCCCGTCACAGGCGATGCAGATGGTCGCCGCCCCGAATTATTCGGCGTCCGGCGGGGCGTATCAGGGGCTCATGGGCGGGGATTACAACAGGCTCGAGCAGGCGTTAGCCCAGCCGGGCCAGCTTGCGGCCACGCAGGCATACGATACCGGGCTCCGGCAGTTACAGGAGCAATTCGGCGGCCGGGGACTTTACGGCTCGACCATGATGGGGACGCAGATGAACGAAGGGCTTATGAGGGAATATATGAACGCCCTTTCGTCTAATGCTTCCAACGCCGCGGCTAAGCGGTACAGCATGGAACAGAGTGAGCTTGCAAATCTCAACCAGTATAACCTCACCAGGGAGCAGGCGCAGAATCAGTTTGCCGCCCAGGGGTATCAGACCGGCGCCGCCCACGCGGCCGACTTGTGGAAAGCCCAGCAGGCCGAGGCCCAGCGCCAGCAGACATACGCGGCCGGGCAACAGGCATGGAATTATCAGCAGGCGTCACAGCTTAGAGATTGGCAGAACGCCCAGGCATACGAGCGCTTTATGTATGACCTTTCGAAACAGGCGTACGACCAGCAACAGAAAGAAGCGCAGATGAACCGCGCCCTTGCTATTGCCGGCCAGGGGTCGCCGCTGTCACAGGCATACCTGGATTATCAGATTGCACAACAGCAGAACGCGGCCGCCAGGGACGCCGCGAGAATGTCGACCGACGCACAGACGCAAGCGGCGCTTTGGGGCGCTGTCGGCACGGCCGGCGGCGGACTTCTCGGCGGGGACCTGGGTAGCGATATTTGGGATTGGATGACGAAGTAAGGGGGTAAGACTATGGGAACAATGGGATACGGCGGCTGGCAGTATTACGGCGGCGCTTCGCCGATGGCATCAGGGGTAAGCTCCTTCGCCGATAACTTTATGAAGGCCTATTCCTTGTTTAAGGGGCTCAACCTGAAAGAGGCTGAGGAAGCCCGCCAGGCTGAGTTACAGGCAGAGCAAGTCAAAAAGATGAAAGAGGAAGCCCAGCGGACCAAAGAGGGCCGGGAGTATTGGCAGAAAATACTTGCCCCGAAAGTTATTCAGGCCACCCAGGCGGCGGCAGGCTCTATGCCGGTCCCTTCGACTACGCCCCAGGCTCCTGGTATGCCGAACCTTACCGGCTCACCAGCGGAAGCCTTTACGGGGCCTTCAATAGCCCAGGCACGTTTCGGCCTTATGCCCGGCGAAGCCCCCGGCGGGCCGGTCCAGGCCCCGCCCCAGGGGCCCCAGGCCGGACCTCTCGAGAGCAACGTCATTCGGCCGACCCCTACCCTGGACGACATTATAAAGGGGATTATGCTTTACGGCTCATCGTCCGACCAGGCCAACCTTGCAAAAAGCATCATACTTTCGAAGTCGAAAGAAGCGTCCCTCGAGAACGCCATGGAAATGCAGGGGCTCAAAAATAAGGGCTTCATGGACGTAGCCCAGGCGAAGATTGACGCCGCCCTTCAGCAGATATACGCGAAAGGGGCAATGGGGGCCTACGGAGGCGCCGGGCAAGAGAACAAGGATAACAAGCTGGCCGCGGCCATATTACAGGGCCAGGCCGGGAACCTTCAGAGTGAGATTTCCAATATCGAGAGGGCAATCGAAAGCGCCAGGCCGAAGGACCGGGCGGCACTTCAGGCCCGCCGGGAAGCCTTGCAGGGCCAACTTGACATGACCCGAACCCAGATAAACAGCCTGTTAGGGGACGTCAAGCCGAAGGTCGCACAGCCCAAGAAGGACGCCGGCACACCGGCTAAGAAATTCGATCCCGGTACTTTCCTGGGCCAGGCAAAAGACGCCGTTGCAAAAGGCGCGGATAAGGCCGCGGTAGAGAAGCGGCTTATATCGCAGGGCTACACTAAAGAGCAAATCGACAAGGACCCCTACTTTAAAGGATGGCTTCGATGAGTGAAAATCCTTTCGCCGACCTCATACCGAAGTCGGCCGGAAGTGAAAACCCATTTGAGGACCTGATTCCCGAGCAAGCCCCGCGTAAAACCGCCGGGGACTTTCTTCGCGGGGACACGGACTTTATCGCGTCCAACGCCTACAAGGCCGCGGCCGGCATGGGCGAAGCGGCCCTTGCCTTTGGAACCGGTATGCCCGCCTGGCTGGTATCAAAGGCCGCCGGCCTGGGGTCGATGGCGCTTAACATCACAGACCCCGAGGCATATAAGAAGGCAAAGGAACTCGAGGAATTTGTTTCCGGCTTCTACACCTACCAACCAAAGACCGACCTGGGCCAAAACATCGTGCAGAAAACCGGCCAGTATTTTATGGAGCCGGCCTTCGGATTATTGCGTGAAATGGGCGAAACTCCGGCCCACGACATAGCGACCAACCCCTTGCTTATGGCCGCTACCGGCGGCCGGAGCGCCGAGGCAGAAGAAGCAATCAAGTACGGCATGGGGACCGCCGCCGAGTTTATGGGGCCCGCTGGGGCACATCGTTTCAAGGCCGGCCTTCAGAACGTGAGCCCGGCCGAAGCCGCGCTTGCCGGCCAGCGGTCGAGATACGCCGGCATGACAGCCGCCGAAAAAGAAGCGGCCTACCGGCAACGGCTTCAGGATGAGTTAGGGCTTACCCCGGAGCAGGCCGAGGACGTCGCACTAAAATACCCCTTAGTGCCCAGGCAGAAAACAATCGAAATGCCGTTTGACCCGCAGAAGGCCGAGGGAGTAAAGAAAAGGCTTGAAAAGGAAAAGGAAATAGGTTATAATACAAGAGATGAAGAAATACAAGGTAGAAAATCAAATGTTAGTGAGCCAACCGCCGGCGTTAGAGAAGGACGACAGGGGGAACTGGGTTTTGATACCCCAGCCGCCGAAGCCCCCGCAGAGCCTAAAATCACAACGCCGTATTCGTTCCGCCCGCCCAACGTCGTCTCCGAAAAAATAAGCGACTACCGAACCCACACCACCAAAATAGAATCATCCCAAGACGTTGCCGAAATCGCCGCCGCCAACATTGGGCGGAAGGCACAGGAAAACCTTATCATTATCACAACCGACGCCGAAGGCAAGCCCCTTGCCGTTCATCGTCACACGGTCGGCCTAAAGGGGACGTCGCTTGCAGACCCCGGCGAGATTGTTGGACTTGCCCTTAATACACCTGGGGCTAAAAGGATTTACCTTGCCCATAACCATCCAGCCGGAAACGCAAAGCTGTCGCAGGCAGACAAAAACCTACACGCCGCCGTGAAGAACCTTCTTGAAATGACAGGCATAGAAGCCGGCGACATGATAGCGGTATCGTCAAAAGAATATGCCGGCATGAACTCACACGGAAAACTTGCGAAGCCGGAGCCCACCGGTAACATCCCCTTTCTCGAAAGGGTCTATACCGACGTGGGCGAAGGCCCAATAATCGACTCCGTTCGAAAGGTTAAGGACTTTGCTAATGAGCAAATGCCCGACGGCGGGATAGTCATGTTAAACAACCAGCTTCGCCCGACGGCAATCCTTAAGGTTAAAGACTACGGCGCACTCCGGGGCGACGTTGCGAATGAATTTCTAAAGCTGGCCGACAAAACCAACGGGACCAGCTTCGCCGTTATATCAGAGAAGGCTTTAAGTCAGACCGAGCTTCAGAACATTCAGCGTATGGCTAACGCTTCACAAATGCGTGTTGTCGATATTATCCACAATAAGAAATCAGCACTCGAGAGCGGCGATTTACATACCGTAGGTAGTAGCGACGTTTTCTTTTTTGCTAACCCGCTGACCCCTGTTATCAAGGGTATCGGTAATATGATTGCAAGGGTCCTGGACAATAAACTTGCCCCGAATATGCCTGGGGCTATCAGGGGGACCGGCGAGGGCTTCGGCCATACCTTCACCAGGACCGTCCAAGATAGGCTCCTGGCCCTGAAGGAGTGGGAGAAGGGCCTGGGGGACATTCCTAAAAAGCTGTCTGCATACTTCACCGAAGAAAGGATGCACGGCAAGATTGCCGACCAAATAGAAGCCTTCAACCGCGGCTATGTCGAGCCGTTCACACAGAAGATGGCTAACGTGGGGAAGAAGTACGGGACCACCCTGGACGAGTTTGACCTTTACCTTAAGGCGAAATACGCCCCGACCAGGAACGATATAATTACAAAACGCAACCCGGACCTGGCCGCGAAGGGACCCGGCTCCGGTATGAGCAACGCCGAAGCGAAGGCTATCCTTAATGCTATCGACCAGCGGCCGGGGCTCCGCCAGGCCTTCGAGGACCTGGCTAAGGTTATCTATGACGTCCAGGATATGAAGCTGAAGCTCATCGAGAAGTATGGGCTCGAGAGCAAAGAAGTCATTGCCGACATGAAGGCCCAGCACGGGAAGTATTACGTCCCGCTGAAGGGAAAGGTCGGCGTCACAACGCCCATGTCGGCCGGCGGAACATTCAACGTCCGCCACGCCGGCCTGAAGGCGGCCATTGGCCGGCTGTCACCCAGCGAGAACAGCATTATTCATACCTTCAATGACCTCGAGGCCACTATCCGCCGGGTCCACAATAACGAAGTGACGAGGGCCTTTGTCAAGCTGGCAGAGGACTATAACGCGAAAGACGTCGAAGTAAACAAGGTCCAGCTTAAGCAGAAATATAACTCCGACACGGGCGTAGTCGAAACATACAACGCCCCGGTATGGGCCCCGGAAGAAAACACCCTGGGCATGATTCGAATGAAGAAGGACCCAAAGACCGGGAAGGACGTCGCCGAGCACGTCTTTGTAAGGATAAACAACAACCCGCTTTTGGTCCGGGCCCTCAAAAACGAGCAGATACCTTTCGGCATGGCCGACCAGGCCATTGCTACCGTCGGGAAAGTCACACGTCTAATCGCCAGCCTTGTAACGAAGTGGTCCCCGGAGTTTGCCGTCACCAACCAGCTACGCGACTTAGGCGACGCCCTTCAGGGACTTACTTCGGAGCACCGGGCCAGCATTGCAAAGAGCGCCGCCAAGAAGGTCCCATCATCGGTCAAGGAAATGTATCGGTATTTCCGGGGCGAGAAGGTCGACCCCTATACGGCAGAGTTTGTGCAGAACGGCGGGACCGTCGGCTTTTATTCCGGCAAGGATTATACTACCAGGGCCCGCGAAATCGAGGGGGCTATCCGGCGCGAATCGGCGACGGGCATGAAGGGGCTTTCATCCAGGACAGCCAAGAGCATCTTTGACCTCATCGGCGACGTTACCGGCGCCGGCGAGAACGGGACCAGGCTGGCCGTTTACCGGGCCCTTCGAGAAAGCGGCCTGGGCGTGGAGGAAGCCGTCAGTTACGCGAAGAACGTAACCGTAAACTTTAATCGCCACGGAGAACACCGTTGGATTAGCCAGCTTTATATGTTTGCAAATCCTGGTATCCAGGGCATCAAGCGCTTTAAAGACGTAGCCACGACGAAAAAGGGCATGGCTATCATGGGCGGCATCACCGCTACGGCCCTGGCTATGAACGAAGCTAACCGGGTCATTGCCGGCGAGGACGAAAGCGGGACGAATAACTTTGCAAAACTTTCCCCCTGGGAACGGTCCAGGAACATCATCCTGATGAACCCGGCCAACGGGAAACCGCTTCTTAAGATACCCCTGGGCTTTTACGCCAGGCTACCTTTTGCGGCCGCCAATGCAGTTAGTGACATTGCCCACGGCGAGAAGGAACCCCTGGACACGGCCACAGATATTTTCGGAACGGCCCTGGACGCCTTTAGCCCCCTGGGCTCCGGCGGAGTAGTGCAATCAGTATTCCCCACGGTAAGTCGGCCGGCGGTCGACATACTATCCAATAAAAATGCTTTCGGCCAGCCGATATACCCGGAACAGACCTTCGGGGCGGATAAGCCGGACAGCCAGCGGGCTTTCAAAAGCGTTAGCCCGGTCGCCAGGGGAATAGCAGAGGGCCTTAACACGGCAACCGGCGGGTCGCAATGGGAGCCGGGCCTGGTAGACGTGAGCCCGGAAACAATAGAGTATGTCACTAAGTTTTTCACGGGCGGACCAGGCAAGAACTTCAATCAGATTGTCACGCTTGTAAGCCGCTTTTACGAGGAGGGCGGGGACATAGGCTCCTGGTGGGAGAAAACCAGCGCCCAGGATATTCCGATTGTCGGCCGCGTGACCGGCGCCAGGACCGACTATTACGAGCAACAGAAATTCCACGAAACATCGAAGGCCGCGGAACAGAAGGCCGCAGAGTGGAAAGGCCGGCGGGACCTGGAAAAGGACTTCGAGAAATTCGACGAGGGCCACGGCGAAACGGCATGGCTAGGGAAGCAAGTTACCAAATATCGGAACAGACTTGCCGACATTAACCGCGACCTCGATGCCATCAAAGAGGACAGCACCTATTCAGCCGCAGAGAAGCGGGAGATTATTAAGCAGTATGAGGACGAGAAGAAGGACCTTATGAGGGAATATATCCGGGCATACAATGATGCGAAGCGGACGGATAAGCAGGCCCGGAAAGGCCAGCCGGGGATATTTGACCAGGTCCTCGGAAACAGACCAGGAGGTATATAAATGTCATACACGAAGGAATATACCATAGACCTCAATCCGGGCGGGACTACCGTTTACGACGGCGTCGACTATTGCGATAAGAACATTGACGCCCTGTTTACCGCGGCCAACTCACACGAAACCGCGACGACCGGTATCCACGGCGTCGGAGCCGGTACGATTGTCGGCTCGGCCTTGACGCAAACCCTCACAAACAAGACCCTTCAGGCGCCGACTCTCACCGGAGAAGTAACGGCTGGGGGAGCCACCATCAGCGGGGCTACCATTACGGGGGGCACGGTTTACGCCGGCATTTTGACCGGGGCCCTGGGGGGGGCCACCCTGGAAAACCCCACGCTTACCGGGGCCGTGACGGCGTCCGGGGCCACTATCAGCGGGGCCGCTATAACCGGCGGAACCTTTTACGCCCCAGGGCTAACGGGTGCCGTCCCGGACGCCTCTCTTGTGTCTGCTACCCTTGAGGCACCAACCCTCACCGGCTCAATAGATGCAACCGGCGCAACGATTTCCGGCGGGACATTCACCGGGGCCACGTTATACACGGCCGACCTTACCGGAACCATCGGCGACGAGTATTTTGAAGTCGACACAATAGGAACCGACGTCCTCACCGGCGCCCTTGAGGCGGCCCAGCTTAACGGCGTTACCATCGAAGCCGCGACCCTTACGGGGGCCTTTACGGCCGACAACGCAACCATATCGGGAGCCGACATTACAGGCGGGACAATAAACGCCCCTAACCTAACGGGGACCATCGGGGCCGCCCCGCTTTCGGGAACGACTATCGAAAACCCCACGCTTACAGGAAAGGTCATAGCCAGCGGGGCTACCGTTTTCGGCGCCACTATAACGGGGTCGACAACACAGGCCCTCGAAGTCGCCGGCAACGCCAATATAACCCTTACGCCGGCGCAATGTATGGGGACCATCCTGACGAACTACAACCAGGTATCAACCACAAACGTGCAAGTCCAGCTTCCGACCGCCGGGGCGGGAATGAACTTTATCGCAACGTGTGGCTCGGCCGCGTTATCAACTTGGAAAATCACGGCCGACGCAAGCGATAAGATTTATCTTGACGGCGTCGCCGGGACAGACGGGCAGAGCGTTATAGTCACGCCGGCGGTGGGGGATTACTGTACCTTTGTCGCGTTTAAAACGGGGGCCTCTGATTATGATTGGATAGGAAAGCCAGGGCAAGGAACATGGACGGCGGGGGCATAATATGATTGGAGCTTTTAACTTAGCTTGTGCTGGCGGAGGCAATGACGGTTATACTGTCTTATTGCTTCACGGCGACGGGGTCGACGGCTCGACGGTAATTATAGATTCATCCACGTCGGGGAAGGCTATCACATATGTAGGCGGGAATGTGCAGATAGACACGGCGCAAAGCGTATTCGGTGGGGCATCTATTCTTTTTGACGGCACCAACGACTATATATGTTTGGCCGATAGCGACGACTGGTATTTTGGAACAGGGGATTGGACAATAGATTTTTGGTTTAGAATGGACGACCTTCCCGGGGCGGGCGCATATTACAGTATCTTACAGCAATGGAAAAAAGGGGATGGTGGAGAAAATAACAGATGGGTGCTGTCAGTAACGAACGACAGCGGTAATTTACAGTGGACTTATATCAACGAGGACAACAACTCCAACACCATAGATGTGCGGAAAACGCAAACATCCCCATCGGCAGATACATGGTACCACTTTGCAATAACGAGGGCCAGCAACGTCCACCGTATGTTTATCGACGGCGTCCAAATAGGTACGGATGTAACAGACGCTACGGCGCACGCTAACAGGACCGGCTCGCTATATATAGGATGTGCGCCCGATGCGACATGCGACTATAAAGGTTGGATTGACGAGTTGAGGATTTCAAAAGGCATAGCCAGATGGACGGCAAACTTCACGCCGCCGGCGAAAGCATACTCTTAAGGGGGAGGATAGATGGCTTATTCAAAACGCTATACCATAGACTACGGGGCAGAAGGGACGACGGTCCACGACGGCGTGCAGTATTGCGATTATAACATCGACGACCTTTTTACCGACCTGAACGCCCACGCAGACCTTACGACCGGGTGCCACGGGGTAGGAACCGGCGTTATCGTTTCGACCATCGACAACCAGAGCCTTTGTAACAAAACGCTTATATCCCCCACAATTACCGGCGGGACCCTTACCAACCCGACCCTTACCGGGGCGGTCACGGCTTCCGGCGCCACTATATCGGGGGCTACCCTGGAAAACCCCACGCTTACCGGACCGATTGACGCTTCGGGGGCCACTATCAGCGGGGCCGCTGTAACCGGCGGGACTGTCTATTCCGGTATTCTAACCGGAACCCTGGGGGCGGCCGTGCTTTCCGGCGTTACCCTGGAAAATCCGACCCTCACGGGGACGGTCGTTATCGGCGGCGGAATTGTAGACGGCAGGACGGTTTCAAACTTGACAATAAGCGACGCAACGCTTACCGGACCGATTGACGCTTCGGGGGCCACAATATCAGAACCAACGCTATCGGCGGCAACCTATGTCGAATATGATACCTTATGGGTCCCGGCCGGCGCCATTATACCCAGGACCACAAGTGGGCCTTCAACCGGCACGCTGGAAACCAGCACACACGGCCATAACCTTGACTACTTGGCCTTTAGCTCAACGGTAACAGAATATGCCGACTTTAACGTAGTATTCCCCGACCTATGGGACCTGGGGACCTTCAAGGCAAAACTCTATTGGTCCCCTTCCGGCTCGACCGGGACGGTGGATAACACGGTAGAGTGGGGCGTAAAGGCAACGGCCCTCAATAACGACGATACCATTGACGCCGCGGCCGGGACTGTCCAGGTTGTCGTTGATAACCTACTCGCGGGCGAAAATGCCGACCTACATATAGCCGACGCGACGCCCG